TTTTGAAAAATGTTTTTTCAAAATACCAATAGAAATTGATTCTTTTGATGCTAAAATATCGGATGTTATTTGACGCGTTAATAATTCAAACAACATTGCAGTATTTTTGAACTTTGAATGTTTAATTTTCTTCATCATTTCCTACTTATATTGTTTATTCACTACATAGAATAAATATAAATAAATTTACAATTCATCTAATAAATTGTTTTCATCTAACAAATTTGGTTCGATTTCTTCTTTTACAGAAGGTTTTAGACTTTCTGATATTATATTTTTAGTCTTAACTCTCATTCCAGACATACTACCTATCAATTTCTCAACATCTTTATTTTCAAGAGAAAGTGGTGAATTACCTTTATGATTTGATTTAGGAGAATTATTCACTTTCAATGTATTACCAACATCTTTTCTTCCAATAGGATCTCTGCCGAACGGACTATTATCTGTTCCATAATCTAAATTTTTAGCAGGTCTACCTGCACCAGGCCAACCGCCTTCTGGAACTTCTACATCATTTATCACCTTAGCACCACCACGAATCTGCATACTTGCAATATCATGTGGAGTTCCGAAAGATTCTTTTGTTATTGCCGGGTCATTACCTTCGTTTTCAATTTGTTTTTGACGGAAAGCGTGTTTAATATCTTCAAGAACTTCATTCTTTTCAAATTCTGCCTCGTCATCTGAAAGGTTGAATATGTTTGAATAAATATACTTCAATGAAAATAATTTCTTCTCAATTAGTGAACCGGCTAAATCTACTTTCTCTTTCATAAGAGCAACTTTCTCTTGTTCATAGATAATAGATGGACCAGTCAAACCAAGTTCAAAATTTACAAGGTCAGCATTTTCATAACCTTGTGAATAAAGATGAACTATTGCAATCTTTGTTAATTCAGAAACAACTATTCTCTGTACTCTTTCGATTGTTCTGGCAAAACGAATATCAAGGGCAGCAAGTGTTGCCTTACCTTCGATACTTTCATCATAGCCCAAATATGGTTTAGGAACTTTAAGAGCAGCAAAGATTTTTGATTTTAGATATTCAATATCTTCTATTGCCTGATATTGTAAACCAGCAAGAGTTTGTATTTCTGTTCCAGATTGTCCACCACGAACTGGAAGATAAAAGTCTTCCAAAAGGTTTTGCATATTGAAACGAAGATTATAGTCACCAGTTTGTTCGTTGATAACAGGTGTCTTCTTCATTCTATTCATAAGGTTGTTCATGTATTGGTCTACTTCTGCTGGTGGAATGTTACCAATATCAACTTTGAATATCCTTTTTTCTGGTGCTCTCATAATACGGTGTATCAACATCGCATCTTCCATGAGAACTAATTGTTTGTAAAGTTTTCTAGCACCTTCCAACATGGATTTACCGTAGGGAAGATAATTTGTATCACCAAGAAGACGGAAGTGGGCAATTTCGTAATTCTGAAATTCACCCTTACCAAGAGGTCCTTCGTAAACAAATTTTGTCATATAGATATGTTCTGGATCAGTTCCCTCGTCTCTTTGCATTTCGTATGGTGAAAATGGAACAACATTAGTAACACCTAATTGTTCCTTAACATCAAGATACAAATAAAAATCACCATATTTACAAAGATTACGAATCCATGGCCATAAATTATATTCTATATTAAGAACATCATAAAAAAGATTTTTTAATATTTTACGAATGTTATCATTATCAGTTTTAATTGTTAGAACATCACCCTGATCATTCTTTAATGTACTTTCATCCGCATAAATGTCAAGAGCCGATGAAATGATTGCATCGGTGTCCATTGCCTCATAATCAGTATAAAGGTCTATTTTTGTTGCAGAGAAAGAATTGTATTGATTGTAAACAGATATTGGGGTTCCTCTTGTTCCATGAAGTCTACCATATCTATCAATAACTTTTGATGTGTGTGGGTTTCCATCGGCTTGATAACGAGCAGTATCAACAACTTTTAACTTTTTACCACCAACATTGCGTACAACAACATTAGTAGAAAAAAGAGTTTTTAATCTGTCAAATAATGATTTATTTTGAGCCATTTGTCACCTTATTGTGTAATATAAACTTAATATAAATATGTAGTAAAAATGTTAAACACCTTATTTTATCAACCAAGTTAAATCTTCATTTTGTCCATTTACCTTCATATTCCAACCATTACTATCATCACCATATTGATATGATGGTTTATGTGGAATAGATGCCTTACCCATGTGGTCTAAACTCATTCTTGTTTTCATCAGACCCTCTTGACGAAGTTTTATTGCAGTGTCTCTAACCCAAAGACCAATAGAGAATGACATAACCAAGTCATCGTTGTATCCTGTTTGTGCTTCTGCCTTTGAACCTTTCCAAACAAATACAAGTAACTCTTCGGTTAATCTTGCAGATTTTACTATTGGTGTTCTTTCACGAAAATAAGTTTCCAATTTAGAAATAAGAAGTGGTCTTGTTTTTGCACTTGTAGTGAAACCTGGAACCATTTGTGCCTTATCCTTCAAGTCATATCCCTTTGGAATTTGAACAGATGGATCAACATAACCATCTTCTTTGTATGTATAATAAAGATTTGGATAACCCCTATCAATGATTTGTTGAATTACTGCCCAACCTATATTAGCATTTTCAACAACTAACATTGCATCATTGTATTCCGTAGCAACTGATACCAACATATTACCATACGATTTTGTATCTAACTTTCCACGATATTCTGCAACTTGTTCCAAATTATCAACATCAATAACATGAAATGCTGAGTTATCGTTTCCATCACCACGAGCAACATCAGCTACTACTATGTAAGTTTTTGAAGGATCTGGATAATCCCATATCCAATATGCATCTTCCGCACCTCTTTTTTCTTTTGGTTCACAAACATAAGTTTCTCGATACCATTGAACCAATTCCCCATCAATAACAGAACGACCGGATGCAAGAAAGTTTCCATCACATTCTTGTTTTGCCATATCGGGTCCAAGAAGAATATCTTGTTCGTCTCTCCATGATTGGTCACGGTCTGGATGAACTTGCCATAATAATTCTATTGGATTGAACGCACTTTCTTTTAGTGTTGCCTTTACCCATTGTTTATGGTAAAAGTTACCAACACCATTTGGGGTAGAGTTGATAATTGCCGTACCACCAGTTGCCAATGTTTGTTGTGCAGATGCCCATATCTTATCAATGTCATCAATAAAGGCGGCCTCATCTATAATCAGAAGTGAAAGTGCTTCAGAACGAGCAGAGTCAGCGGCAGCAGAAACGGCTTTAATTTGTGAACCGTTCTTAAAACGAAGTGATAATTTATTATCTTCTTGAACACCGGTCTTTAACCAACTTGGCATATTGTCATACATAACACGAACTTTTGTAACCAAGTTCTTTGCAGTTTCTTGTTTCGTTGCAATAACAAGAATGTTTTTATCTTGATTGAATAACATCAACCAAAGTGAATACCCCGCAATTAAAGTAGAAATACCCAACTGACGAGATTTTAATACGATATTATATCGGTTATTATTAAATTCTTTTAGAACATCTTCCTGAAAAGGGTATAATTCAAAAAGGATTTTGCCACGAGTAGGGTGTTGAATCTTTGCATACCTTTTCATAAAGTAAACAGGATTAGACGCACATTTTGCGTATTCCTCTTTGATAATATCTTTTAGATTTTTAGTTACCGCACTCATTGAACTGCCAAGACTATTCCTAAAACAGAAGCGGCTCCAGTTAGAAACCACAGAAATTTATTATCATACCAACGAGGTTGTAGTTCCTCATTTATTTTTTCCAATTCTGCACTTCTCTTTTTACAAACATCGATTGTATTATCACGGTTTTTTAATTGTTGTATGAACATATCAGACCGAGATATGTATAAATCTATTACAGTATCTTGTACATTAACAACTGCAGTTAGATATTCAATGGAATCACGCAATAATTGAATTTTATTTGAGAGTTTAAGTATTTCTGGTTTGGTAAAACAAACAACAGAATCTTTTTCAGCAGCAAATGAAATTGAAACTGAAAATAATAATGCTATAACATACTTCATAAATTACTCGTTTAAAAAGTTTTTAATATATTTGGTGGCTTCATCGGGATTTTTTATTTCTTTATCACGATAAACATAGAAGGTTTTTTTGATAATCAGAACACTATCGGTTTTTATTTTTATGATAGAATCCAATTTATCGGCTTTATTTTTTAATTCAACATAATCATATTCATATTTTAATAACAACGCCTCTAAACTATCTTTTGTTTTTGTTGAAACTTTTATCTGTTGTTTCGATGTGTGATTATCATATACAATGTATATGAACAGTATTGCAAATACCCCCATGGCAAATATTTTTATGTAATTGCCTATTTTAGTATCTAAAACATTTTCCATAACTAACCTTTTGTGTATGTTGAAACCATTTTTGCTTTACCACGACCGGTTGCACCTTTTTTTCTTTTTCGTGTTACAGCACTTTTCTTTTGTTTTGATGACATTGAAGCGGCTTTTGATGCAGGAACACATTTTGGGTATGCCCTTTTTCCACCTTTACGAGACTTACTACCAGCAGACGCACCACAATCAGGATGTCCTCCACCTTTTTTCTTACGAGAAATATCTACCCAACGATCCTTAAACCAACGAGTTAATCCCCCACTGGGTTTCTTTCCTTCGATTAAATATGTGGTTACATATTCACGAATAATTTCTCTAACCATATTTTCTTGTATTTTTGTCATACAGATAAATATGATGTATTTTACAATAATACATCGCCAATTTTAATATATCCTGTAATATCATCCATTTTTAAGTTATTATTTGCAATTAGTTCGTCATATATTCTGTATAATCTTTTTTTATTTTCGGTTGAGTAACTTCCAAAGTATTGAATTATATCTTGATTTGTTCCAGCAACTATTTTTACATTTTGGGGTAAATTACGAGCATCCCCTTGTAAGAAAGAAACTAAGACATCAACATTTGTCATATTATTTACTAAGTAAACAAAATTTACAAAATCATATTTTATATCCAAATCAGATATTTTGCTGTTACCGATGTCATCTGTTCCTCCAGTACCTCCAGTTGAACTTGTTCCGCCAGTTGATGAAGTTCCGCCAGTTGATGAAGTTCCGCCTGTTGATGAAGTTCCACCGGTTGAACCTGTTCCTCCTGTTGATGAAGTTCCACCAGTTGAACTTGTTCCTCCGGTTGATGCAGTTCCATCAGTACCTCCGGTTGATGCAGTTCCACCAGTTGAACTTGTTCCTCCGGTTGATGCAGTTCCGCCTGTTGAACCAGTTCCGCCTGTTGATGAAGTACCACCGGTTAAACCTGTTCCACCACTACCGTTTGATCCAGCCGAACCAGCGGATGCAGAACCTGATGTAGGTGTTGGTGCAGATATTATCCCAACCCAAGGCAATATAGCAGGAATCGGTGCAGGTAATGCGGGTACATTTCCATTATATGTTCCAGCTATTGTTGTTTGATGACTAACAAGTGTATTGTATAAAAAATTTACAAACGAATCAAAATCAGGTTGATTGAATGCAATTTTTAAATCCTTTTCTAAATCATCTGGATTTCCAGGAAACAAAACAGTTGTGCCCTTTAATGGTGCAATACAAGGAGGCATCATTGGTAATGGAGTGAATGTTGCAGTCAACCAGTATGAACAAAAACCAGTTGCCATTATTATGAATCCATCTTTTGAGTTTGTAAGTTTGTTTACATCAAATGCTGTTTTCAACATATTTTTTAATGATGTTTTATCACCGCCAGTAAGGGTAGAACCAAAAAATGTACAACTACTACCTATGTTTGCCAAATCATAAGCATCTGCAAGTATTTGTGCAGCATGGTCTGTATTGGTAACATTGTTTGTTCCCATTTCTGGTTTTAACATAGACTTGAAAGTTGTTGCGTTCATAACTTATGTTTTATCTATTGCACCTTTGCCACTTGACGGCCATCCAAATCTACATGACCAATATCTTGCCTTATGTCTTGGTCCAGGAGATTGACAGTTATGACGAGCACGGAATGATTTTCTACGAGCGGCATTACTCTTTTTAATACGCATTGTTTTCTTACCACCTTCACCCTTGTGTCCAAAATTTACCTTTACAATATTTCCGTTTGGTTTTTTAACATATACGGAAAATTTCTTTGGTCCACCAGGTGTTCTGAATGGTTTACCGAGAGAAACCTTTCTGCCACGATACTCTGCTTCATTCATCATATTAGGTTCACTTTCTTGTAAACGAAAATGTAGTTCGGTTATATTACCACACGCATTTGTAGCATATCCTTCGAGTTGATACGATGGGTTGTTAATTACTTCTTTTACATTACGGAATCCACCACCAGCAGCTTTGTATGCCTTTACAAGTGCACCCGATGCATAAGCACTTGGCCACACTTTATACTTTTTCTTTATTCTTGACTTTATACTCGAATAAAGTTTTTTATTTGTTGGAACCGCTCTTTCAACTATCACTTGTTTCATCTATTTCTCCGTTTTCTTTTTGGCATTTCATCAACTATATCGTTATCATCTAATTCTTCATAATAATCACCATCTTCCATTTTTCTATATTTGGTTGCAAATTGTTCTGATGCAACTGAAAAAAGACTACCAACAACTATGTAAAGAAATCCATCAAATATAAATTGTTCTATTTTCTTTTCATAAAAAGTTGATAATACTGCCATAAATA